TGAGGACACCAGAGATCGCGCCGCTTACATTACTTAAGGCTGTGCCGGCAGCGTGAGAGCCCGAAGCCCAAACACCGTTGACCTTGACATCATCCAAACTGAAGTACATAGAACGCTCTCGAATGCCGGCGCTCGGCGAAGAGAACATGTTACCGACTTCGCCGCCGCGGGGGCGCAGCAGGTCAATTGTAGAGGCATCAAAAATGGTACCGCCCACTGTCCTGGTAGTCTGCATCCCAAAATACGCATCCGTTGCATTACTTAAGTCGCCGTCTGACGCGCTTAAGCGTAATTCCGGTGCGGGATAAGCAACCGAAGCTGTTAAAACGGAACCACTGACCATAAAGACCCCGGGGGTTACAGTACAAGTGGGGAAGGTGGCCACTATAGAGGCAACAGACGGGCGACCGAGGTTGGTAATAGACGAGCCGGTAATCCAATTACCAGTCTGAGTGTTCTGATCAACATCAGCCTCATCGTCGTACTTAATAATTCCTCTAAATCCAAACGGAAGAAGGGAAGCATTTTCGCCAACGACGTCTTCGTTTATGTCAACACGAACATACTGAGAAATGTTGGCCCAGTCGCCGGCTTCGACATAACGACGCTCGTCCGTATTCCAAGTTGTGTACTTATCGCCAATTTTACGCGCGATGTAATTAAGAGAATCAGGATTGAGATTTAAATCGTTGAACTGCTCAACTATCTGTACAACATTGTCCGAATCACTCAAACGACGAACCACCAATGAGAAAGTACCATAAGGATCCGACTCATTAGTCGAAACCTTAATGTCCTGAATAGAAACCTTAAGATTACGGTTGGTCCAGTCTCCCCCATCATTAAGCGCGTGGACTTTGAATAAAGCCGGCATCGCTTGAATGTCGAAGTTATTGCTGTCTTCGGCGCGTTGGACCGTATCGCAGCCAATAACATAGGGAGTCTGTGCGCTTTGTACGCCTCTGCGGAAGTTGTCACCATCGCCGTCAGTTGCATTGGTTAGTTCTACGATGGTAGCGAAAGTCTTCCCAGCAGTAGCAGTGATAACCGACTTCACATGTCGATCAAAACTCTCTCCCAAGAAATAATTCTTTTCATTGGCGACAAGGTCGGTGTTGGTTCGTTGAGGTGTCGTATTAAAAACCTTTCGAATGTACTTAGAACTATTAACATCAAAGTTGAAAACTGTGGATTCGTTCGCACTATTATAATCCGAATCATTGATGATGAGCCTAAACTCATAGGCTTTGCCAGTATCCTTTACGACTACGTTAGATCCCGTAAGGCTGATCCCACCGACCCAGTTGGGATCAATCTGACCACCGACGCCAGGGCCGCGGGCGATGGCGCCGCTCATCTGTAAGAGAGTGCTTGCGCCCGTAGTATAAAAGATGGCACCCAAAGCACCCTCGAGAGAGCCGCTAGCGCCACTAGCCCACGAAGCATCGTTACTAAAAATAACAAGAGCCCACGCTTTTCCATTGGTGCCCGCATCCCAGCCAGCAACACCAGCGCCGGACGCGGCATCCGATTGCGCTCCGAGAAGACGAATATAAGTTAAGGGAGAACTGTTTCTAAGATATGCCTGTGCCGCATATACCCCGTAAGTAGGAGCCGATAAGCTCGTGCCTCGATCTCTCCATACATCTCCACCGATGTTGCCGGCAGAGGGGGAGCCGAACACTTGTACAAATTCTGAGAATGAATTCACCGTAACGGGTCGCAAGGACGGCCCCTTTTCGGCACGGCCTATAACAACTGGGCCAATATCTGCCGGAGTGGCCGGTAGCTGGGAGTTGTCAATCTCATTGACGAAGACTCCGGGTGATACAAATCTAAAATTTTTGACTGACATTCGTTTTTATCTCCTAAACCTGGGATATCGTTATTAAATAGTATTGACTGCGCGCAATAGAATCTAATCTCTGTAAAATCCGTCCTTTAAGTTATTCGGTATATCCCCAAAAATTACCTTTTCTCTGGAAAGCTTAAATTCCACCGCATTCTCGCGCTTTACAATTACGGGCTGCTGCTGGTTTTCTCCCTCTCCCATTAAATATCCTAGTACCTCAATATTTATAGTGTTTTCATAGTTTCTATGTTCCATTCCCAAATTGGCAGCATTAGAGCCATTGGAAAATCCGCCATCAATAAACACCTCGTAGTAGTGGCCATCCTCTTGAATTCTTTTTGGCATTCGGGAATTGCCCGGAATTGTTATAAAAGGACGAATCAGCTCATTCATCTGTTGCTGATACTCGGAACGTAAATGCACCTCATATTTCACGACCACCCAAGTTGGAATCGGCATCGAGATTGTTTCATATACTACTCTTTGAACGGACATATTTCTCTTATTCGAATTTTTCATCTTGCCAGCAACATTTTTATCGGGCCCATAACTTCGTGCAGCAAAAGCATTTTGAAATTCTGCAGTTTTTTTCTGGTTTATCGTGCGCGCTGTCGTTATTACCCCTCCCCTCGCTCCTGGCACAGCATATAAATTGGCATACACCGTTCCTTTCCGTGTGGGATCTTTCGTCACAGAGGCGCGGTGGACGGTAGCCAAAGGAAATCTTAAGGTTTGCTCGGTATCTCTAAGTTCTTTATTTTCCCACGCTTTAATTTGATAGGATCTTTCAGCCGTCACCCACAAAACAGGGACCTTCTTGAAACCTTCGCTTGTAGTAGCGAAAAGATTCACATCTTCATCCACAAACCTATAAAAAGCTCGGTCGATAGTTTCAAGACTCGAGGGCATAAATTCAATTTCTTGAAGTTTTCCTTCGACGGACTTATCTCCCACATAATCAAACTGATCTGCTTTTTTATTTCGAAGCTGCGCTTCTGTTTTTTTACTTCTTGACATTGATGCTCCTTACCTATCCCACATAAATGCCAGCAGGAACATTCTGAACCACCTTTGCGGTTGAATCTTGTAGGGTAGCGTCCTTAAGCGCCAATTCGGCGTAGGTGAGCGTGTCAAGTGTTGTCTTCAGCTCTTCTCTCAGAGCATCCTGTTCTGCCTTGGCCTGCCCCAAAAGATCTGCAGCATTTAGAGTGACACTCTCGCCCGGGATCGGAACAGTTGCAAACTTTCCGCGAACTTGACCCAGTATTTCTTTT